CATGGACTTAGATGACATGTTTGAAGAAGTTGATTTGGCAGAATTTGAAGATTTGTCTGAATCCGCAATGGTAGATCATCTGCACAAAGTTAAAGTCGAAACAAGCGAAGACAATGCAGGCGCTGGTGGTCAAACACCAAAGCTAAAAGTAACTACACAGTCTCCACTTCCTCAGCGCAAACTCAGTGATAGAGTAGATCATGCCGGAGCAATTGAAGTAAAATCCACACAGCACACTGGATTTGACTTGGAAAAAGCCCCAGCAGTGCATGACTTGGGTAAGTTCAGCAACACACACAAACATGCTATGGCGCCGCTAACTAAGGTTCCACATAATGGTGATAAGAGGGCTAAACTTAACTCGGACGAAGGATTCGGTAAAGAAAACGGCCTAAGTCCAATCTCAGGTAAGGCAAAAGTCAAAGGAGTTTGATCCCAGTGACTATGTTTTCCAAAGCACTTCTAACAGAACGTTTGACCTGGGATCAGGCACATGTGACGTTGGAAGAAAGTGTTGACAAAGACAGCAACGGAAAAGCCAAAAACCTTTTCATGCGCGGTATTTTTATTGAAGGTGACGTAAGAAACCACAACAATAGAATTTATCCGCAAATGGAAATTTCTAAAGCTGTCAGTCAAATACGTGAATCAATGGAGCGTGGTGAAACCATTTATGGTGAAGCTGACCATCCAGAAGAACTGAACATCAATCTCGATCGTGTTTCGCACATTGTTGAGGAAATTTCGTTGCAAGGTTCTAAAGGCATTGGTAAACTGCGTATTGTTCCTACCCCAATGGGTCAATTAGTGCGTACACTAATTGAATCAGGCGGCAAGTTAGGAGTTTCAAGTCGTGGGTCTGGTAACGTAGACGATACAGGTAGGGTTTCAGATTTTGAAATCGTTACTGTTGACATTGTTGCACGTCCATCAGCACCCAATGCTTATCCAACTCCGATATATGAGCGTTTGATGAATTTCCGAAAGGGCAACAGAGTTTATGCTTTGGCTGAGTCTATTAAACACGATCCAGCAGCACAAAAGCACTTAAGGAAAGAAGTGCTTCGCTTTATGGATGAGTTGTTCAAAAGCTAAGGAGCGTGAAAATGGAAGAAGCATTAAAAAAGCTGCTCGAATCCGAAGTTTTAGATGAAACATCTAAAACAGCAATTCGCGAAGCATGGGAAAGCAAGCTTCAAGAAGCTGAAAAGCAGATTGAAACACGTTTGCGTGAAGAATACGCCCAACGCTTTGAACATGATAAGGCACAACTTGTTGAATCACTTGACAAGTTTGTAACCGAACATGTTAGCAAAGAAATTGAAGAATTTGCTGCTGACAAGAACAGATTGGTTCAAGAAAGAGCCAAACTGACACGTGCAATTGTAGAAAGCCGTAAACAATATAAAGTTAAACTGGCAGAAAGAGTTGCATTGTTGGATCAATTTGTAAAAGAGTCTTTGGCTAAAGAAGTTACTGAATTCCGTAAAGACAAGAAAAGTCTAATGGAAGCCCGTAAACAAATGGCAAAAGACCTACGCAATCACAAGGCAAAACTTGACGAACAAATAAAATCTCGTATCAAGAAATTGGACGAGTTTGTTTTGAAGCAAGTTTCCGAAGAGATTGAAGAGTTTGCTACTGACAAGAAATTGTTAGCCGAAACTCGTGCAAAATTGATTTCTGAGAGCAAGCAAAAACTTAACGAAACTAAAGCGGCGTTTATTAAAAGAGCAGCCGCACTGGTTGAAGCAACTGTAAATCAGACTTTAACTAAGGAACTAGCACAATTGAAAGAAGAACTTCGTGTGGTCCGAGAAAACAACTTCGGACGCAAGATTTTCGAAGCATTCGGTGCGGAGTTCATGAACTCATATTTAGCCGAAGGCACCAAAGTCAAAGCTGTCATCCGACAGGTTGGCGAGCTTAAAGCTAAACTAGCAGAAGCAGAAAAGAAAGCTGCCGAAGCAATCTCTTTGTATGAATGTGCAAATAGAAAAGTTCGTAATGCAGAAGAGCAAGCACAACGCGCTCGCATTATGAGCGAACTATTACAGCCATTAACCAAAGAAAAACGTTCGGTAATGGAGCAAATGCTTCAAGGAGTAAAGACTGAAAAACTCCGCGAACATTACTCACGTTATCTACCAGCTGTGGTTGGCGATTCCGCCCCCAAGCGCGCTGCGTTGAACGAAGATTCAGCAAGGCAAGTAGTTACGGGTGACCGAAATAATAAACTGGCAGAATCTGCTAAAGAAGATGATACAAAAATCCGTGAACAACTCGGAGAAATTATCCAACTTCGTAAATTAGCAGGAATTCAGTGACATTAGGAGAGAAACAAAAATGACTAAACTATTTGAGTCTCAAAACTGGAGCAGAGCCAAGGAAGCCCTACTTGAAGGTCTCCAAGGTAATCGCCGCCAAGTTTTGGAAACAGTTCTCGAAAACACCAAGAGAGAACTATCCGCGCGCGGAGCTAGCATGTTGTTTGAAGCAACGCCTGGCGCAACCGCTGCAGGCAATGTTGCCACACTAAACAAGGTTATTTTACCGGTTATCCGCCGAGTAATGCCAACTGTTATCGCTAACGAAATCATTGGCGTTCAGCCAATGACAGGCCCAGTAGCACAGATCCACACTCTACGTGTGCGTTATGCTGACACTGTACCTTCAGGCGGCGGCGGCGTAACAGCAGGCACAGAAGCGTTGAGCCCATTTGAAATTGCACGTTATTACTCCGGTAACGAAAACGTTGCAAATCCAAAAGCAGCTCCAACAGCAGCACTTGAAGGTCAACCAGGTAACCGCTTGAACATTCAAATCTTGAAGGAAGTTGTAGAAGCAAAAACGCGTCGTCTAAGCGCACGTTGGACCTTCGAAGCTGCTCAAGATGCTCAAGCACAGCAAGGTATTGACATCGAAGCAGAAATCATGGCTGCTTTGGCTCAAGAAATCACAGCCGAAATCGATCAGGAAATCTTGAACTCGCTGCGGGTTCTTCCAGGCGCACCGACATCAATTTTCGACCAAGCGGCTGTTTCTGGTACTGCAACATTCGTTGGTGATGAATTGGCAGCTTTGGCAATTTTGATTAATCGTCAAGCAAACCTGATTGCAACACGCACACGTCGCGGCCCAGGTAACTGGGTTGTATTGAGCCCAACAGCTCTAACAATCTTGCAATCAGCAACAACATCAGCATTTGCACGTACAACTGAAGGCGTTTTCGAAGCGCCAACCAACACCAAGTTTGTTGGGGTTCTAAACAACTCCATGCGCGTTTATGTTGATGCATATGCGTCAGACGCAACTCCAGTGCTAGTTGGTTATAAGGGCCCAGGCGAAATTGATGCGGCAGCTTATTATTGCCCATATGTTCCGCTAACAAGCTCTGGTGTGGTGATTGATCCACAAACATTCGAACCAGTTGTAAGCTTTATGACTCGTTACGGATATTTGGAATTGACAAACACCGCTTCCAGTCTTGGAAATGCAGGGGATTATTTGGGATTAGTGGGCATCAATACAGCTACACTATCCTTCCTATGATCTAAGCAAAACTTGTATTTTACAAAGACCCCTGTAAGAAATTACAGGGGTTTTTGTTTGACTAAAATAAGTATTGACAGTGTATTGATTTACTCTATAATAAGTAATATTATGGAACATGAAAACACGCTTGACCGTTTGATTGCGGAAATAAACCCCAAAGGCTGGACCAAATTTGTAAAAAAGCGTCCAGATTTTTTGGAATGGCTCAATAATCAAACGCCATACAAAACGCTCAACATTAGTGAGTTGGTTTTTTTAGTTAAAAACGCTAAAGAATCCCCAATCTGCGAATTTGGTAAAAAGCGTATATTTAAGAATTTTTATGAAGGTTATCGTGTGGGCTGTGGCAAACACTGTGAATGCGTAAAAGCCAGTCAAAAAAACAAATTAAAAAAATGGCATCAAAACCTAACTCAAGAACAAAAACAAGCTTTAGTTGATAATGCCCGGCAAACCTTTCTTGAAAACTATGGCGTGGAAAATTCATTACTTGATCCACAAGTGCAGCAAAAAATCAAACAAACCAATCTTCAAAGATATGGCGCCGAAACGCCGTTTGAAAGTGAAGTTGTTAGAAACAAAATCAAAAACACAATCAAACAACGATATGGCGTGGACTCTCCTCTACAAAATCCTGATATTCAACGCAAAGCAAGAGACAATTATGTCAAACGGCATGGTAAATTGATGAGCGTTGCAAGGTCTGCTAAAGAAGAAAAGTATGGTTCTAAT